GCTAATAGGAGAGGCCACCTCTGCCTCCGGTCGATATTCACGACGAATTGAACCATCGGCATCAGTGTACTGTTGTACACCAGTGCGAGCGATGGTTGCCCAAGCACGAAGATAACCTTCAGGGGTTAGCTCATACTTGTCAATCGGCGCTACATCGTAACGGAAGCAAGTGTCGCTCATGTCAATACTATATCAAAGAATCCACTATAAGATAGACTAACTTAGTAAATACTGCCTAGAAATGCAACACATTCAACATCGCAGGCTTACCACTCGACTGAAAGCACCAAATATTACTATCCAGGAAAGTAGGCAAGTAATTGGTAATCGCATGAAAGAAGCACGATTAAATTCTGGTATGTCACAGCAAGATATTGCACAGATTTTACATTGTGATCAAACTACTATTTCACGCATGGAACGAGGAGCGATATCTCCTGATTGCGCTCAAATTCGTACACTTAGTTCAGTGTTTCAACTTTCTATTCTGTATCTGCTTGGCTATCCCACTTTTGTGGTATCAGCCACTGCTAGTTAGTCATCATCTTCATCATCATCACGCAATTCAGCCAATTGATCTTCAATGCCTGCCATCACGTAAGCTTTAGCTATTGCTTCAGCTTCAAAAACCAAGAACTTGCTTTCTTCAAAATGCTCGTCAGGCTTGTCGTAAAAACTTTTAATGAAAATGTGTGTTTCGTCTAGACGACCATTCTTGAAATGCTGCTCTTCAATTAAACGCCATTGAGTGGTGCTGCGATGCTCATTAGCTGAAAGGATTGCCAATGCCTTCATCGTGCCAATGCCTTCCTCTTCTTCTTCAATGACGCGGACGTATTCGCTCATGGTTTTGATTGACGGCTTTCTACCATCTTAATGATGCGATTCGCCCATGACCTACCTGCATCGCCTCCCCATAATTGCCAAGCTATATAGCCAGCATCATCTTCGCCGCCGCTCTTATTCTTTTCATGGCGGGAGAAAAACGCAGCCATGCGCTTAACTATTTCATAACTTATCGATTGACCATTAGCCAGACTTGTGGCTCTCGCCACTCCGCTGCCAATGCCTTGCTTGCCGGCTTCCTGCGTGGTTAAGCCTCCTTTGCCATACTTCTTGCGTAGTTCTAGCCCACGACGCGCTGCGGCCCGTACGGACGATGGCGGGGAAAATGATTCAGCATCTCCTCGATCCTCTTGGAACGTTTCTACATAAGCTTTTAAATATGCTTCGCTCGCATCTTTTTGCTTTATGGGCACACCTGCCTCGCTTAATGCAATTGCTAATGCTTGCCGACCATTCTTCACTAATTCACCGCTGCTGCTTTTAAGCGTACCGGCTCCAAATTCTTTCATTACAGAAGCAATTTTTACTTGCTTTTCTTTTTTGGTCATGATAAAAATTTCGCTCTAAGAAATAAAGCCTATTGGGGCTGTTTCAATTTTCATATTAGGGAAGAATTTGTCGCGATATAGCACCAGGCCTGTTATCAATCGTTCAGATATAAAGGCTAAGGCACGCTTGTCATAACCATCAACAGAAAGAAAGCGCTCCTTGTATCGGCTCCATATAGGTGACAAACAGGTGAATAATGTTTCCATGAATAATTGATAATGAATCCTCGGGCCACGCGCCATGTTGCAACCAATGAATAAATTTTGAGCCCACAGCTTATCAATCTCTTCTCTGGTAAATGCCCATACGCCACTATCCGCCAGCTCTTTCGTGATAGCAGGTGCATCAAAGCCCGAGTGTCCGCCATAAAATTGCTGCTCAAGGCTGCAGCTAAACTCTGCAAATTCTGGCACATATAAAGTATCTTTTACATACCAAATCTCCGCTGGCTCTATCCAGTTGCGCCGATATTGAGCATTTCCGATATTACTTTGTTTTGCATTTTTAAGCATCCAATGAATACAAGACAGCTCCCCCCAATATTTATTCAAGGAGGAATAGTCAGCGTTTTCATCGTCAAAAGCGTAACCCTTTAGTCGCAACTTTTCTCGTTCGTTTTCATTAAGACTATAACTTCCTCCCATGATGGGAATAATTTGAGACTGCGCTTGGTAACGCACTTCTTCGCCAGGAATGCACACGACATAAATTGCGCAATCAGACGGTTGCATATACCTGCCTCGCAGCCCAAAGTTCGTTGTAATTGTTTACACCCTTGGCCCCAACGCCAGTCAAGTCACCGCCACCAGAAGGCTTGCTCCACGCCATGATGGTGCCATCGGGTAGCACGAAGGCACGATTCTTTTGTTCGTGCGTGGGTGTCAGTTCTAGATAATCGCCGTAGACGAAATCAGCCTGACTTCCATTGCTTGCCAATGCTTTTCCTAGTAGCGTCGGGCCAGTAGGACACAATGGCGTGATGCCATAGTATTGTTCCTTGCAATTAGCGACAATCATTTCGATTGCCGCCTGTAAAGCTAAATTGCCTGGCTGCGAGTACAACACTGTCGTGGCACACGCCCATGAGGTGTAACTAAATCTCTGGATGTCTCTGAATGCCAAGAACTTAATACGCTCTCCCACCTCTACTGGATTTACCATTCTGATGGCAATATCCATATACCACCCTCCTAGCTTGTTAAGCAGGCAAAACCTGCCAAGATCCGCTTTATACGAATAGGGTTTTAGACAGTCGTAGGCCCATAGTACTTCCGCTGAATAGTTGGCTTCAATAAAGGCGCGAAGGGTTTCCTTTGTGTAAATTTGATGGTCTGCGCCGGGGAATGCCTGACGTACGGTGCCAGTGGCATGTCCCAGAAATGGTGAAAGTTCAGCGCCATTATCGGAAAGAAAGATTTGTGATACTTGCATGATGGTCAAACAATTTTTGCAGGAGTGCCAAAGCCTTTGAAAACATCTTGCTCTTGTGGCTTGCCAAGTACTTCATCCACTATGCGCATCATCTTTTTGGTGATAACAGGCCAAGTGAATTGCTTTTCATTAATGCGTTTGCAGCACCAATTACCAGCAGCCTTCAAAGCATCGCGATCTTCGTAGTAGTAGTTAAGGATGTCAGTCACGCTGCTGGGGTCAGGCAGCAAGCGCTCTAGTCCATAATTCCTATCGGTTTCGGCGCCGTTACAAACAATGCGAGGGACGTCGTTAAAGATCTCCTTAAGACTTGTATGGTCAGGCACCACTTGTGCCACGCCTGTAGCGGCGTGTTCACTGTTCACCAGACCCCACCCTTCGCCAATACAAGTATTAAGACCAATGTCTGCACAGTTGTAAACTTTGTTCAATTGCTCGATAGAAAGACAATTGTGGGTGGAAAAATGTGGGCTTGTAAGAATGAGCTTCCCAGTGGCGTCGTACCCCGCGTCACGCGCCACACGCTTGAACAATGGCACCAAGTCCCATCCCATGTCCCTGGCGCCCATGTTCAGCCATAGGCGAGCATCAGGTTTGTCCTTGGCAAATTCAATGAAGCCCTTGATGGTCAAGTCAATGCGCTTACGTGGCTGGTTTCTGTTGCCATTGAAGACAATAAACGTGTCCTCTGGTACTCCTAGCTCCTTGCGGCATTCAAGAGGGTCAATGGGGAAAAATTTAGTGAAGTCCGTGCCATGTGGAATGACGGCGATAGGCTTTTCATAGCCCATCTTGATTAGCTCTTCTTTGCCAAATTCTGTGTAAGTGGCGAGTCCATCCCATTCGCTCACTGGACCATTTAGCTCAGGGAAAATGCCATAGCTGTCAATGGGCGTATATACAAAAAATTTAAAGGGAATTGTTTCCCTGAGAGTCTTTACTGCCCCCCACAAGTTAATAGCCACCCACAGATCATTCGTCACCCATACGAGATCAGGCTTAATGGTTTGAACTAGTTCGGCAATACGATGGCTGCCAAATGGGTCGGAGCCATGCACCATGGCTGGGTAAGTTTTGTATTTAATGGCCTCCTCATCGTGGTCGCCATGGTAATTAGCGGCGAGCACATGCACTTCGTGCTTCTCAGCAAGCGCAGGGAGCAGGTATTCAGCCACTCGTCCAAAGCCCGTTTGAACGAATGCGTCACCGCAATAAAGAACGCGAGCCATAATCCTTCGTGAATCTTCGCCATCCTAGTGGGCTTTTATACTGATGACAAAAAGGGGACTAAATGGCACTTCCAGAGGGCTCGATTCGCTTCTGTATCAGTACTTGCAAGAAGTTTGCGCCCCATACCATTCCAGTAATTATTCCAAGCTTGCTTGCGGCTGGTATCGAACCAGAGGAAATATTAATTGTGAATGGTGGACAGACTGCTCATACTTTGACAGACTGCGAAGGCGTTCCAATGTTGCTAACGCAGCAAAATTCTTTTGAATACACCCCGCTCATTGAAATTGTTGAGCACTCCATGGAAAGCGAATATTGGTTCCTTCTGCATGACACCTGCATTGCAGGCGTGGCCTTTAAGCAATTAGCTTATGAGCCTCCTGTGGATGCACCAGAAAAGGTTGCAATGAAATACACGCCGTCAATGAGTATTGGCCTGTATCGCCACGACTATCTCATGCAGCATCGAGATCGCTTAATGGCCATCAAAAACATGGACAGCTCTCCAGAGGCACTTCAACAGTGGAAGCAATGGGGAGTGCCAAACGAGGATTACATGCTTTGGAAACTCCAAGACGCACATTGCCATGTTTACCATCTAGATAGTCATGGCCCTGACGAGTGGAATTGCCAGGGGCACGCCGACCCGTATGGCACTGGCTCGCAACGCCGCATTGAATACTTCCCTCAATTGGACTTATCCAAAGCCAAAAGTAACTGGCAGGGCGTTCAGCCTCACCTTTGTATTGACATTTAATGAAACAACTGGCAATTATTGGCGCTGGATGGGTGGGATGTCACTTGGCCTATCAGCTTAGGAATGAATATTGCATCACGCTTTTTGATCGCAAGCATGAGCCGTTCCATGGCGCTTCACTGATCAACCAAAACCGCCTTCACCTTGGCTACCACTACGCTAGAAATTCTGCCACACGCGCATTGTGTCGGCTCACTTTTGATCGTTTTATGCATGAATATGGAGCACTTACTTATGCTGTAAAAAATAATTTGTACGCAGTGCCAGAGGACGAGAGCCTTTTAGATGCTGGAACTATTAAGACTATTTTCTCTCCATTGCTTTGGCAACACGAAGAAGTTGAGACTAGCTTCCTCCGTGATACTTCTATGGTCTGGCGCACACAGGAGCGCTACATTTCCCCCATAGAGGCCAAAAAATTCTTTTCTGAGCGGCTATCTCCATTGTTCAAGCAAAGCGAAATTACAAGCAAGGATGTAGAAAGATTAAAAAGCGACTTTGATTTGGTAATTGATTGCACTAATAATGCGCTATTGAAACCATCAAAGAATGAATACTTTGAAGCAGTGGCAATGTTTCTTTATAGCGTTCAAAAGCCTTTGCTTTTTGGCGCTCTTACTTATATTGACGGGCCATTGTTTTCTTTTTATCCATTTCATGATGGCACCGTTTCTTTAAGTCATGTGGTGCATAGCGTTGCGACGGAATCAGTCGCTCCTGTCAACGAAGAACCATCAAGGGAACAGTTGGAACAGCTTAGACGTAAAGCAGAAAATCACGTTTGTCATTACTGGCCTGATTTTTCAAACCATCTCTCTCAGCACAGCATTGTGCTTTCAATGAAAAGCAAGCGAAGTAATGCCAGTGCCTATCGAGCGCCATTATTCAAACAGCAAGACAATCTTCTGTCTTGCTACACAGGCAAAATTCAAGGCATCTACTTAATTGAAGAGCGAGTGCGTCAAATGCTGGATGGCTTGTAAATTTGAGCGAAATAATCGTACTCACCTGGATGGTTTTTTGCCTTTAATAGCTCGCGAATCACTCCGCCTTCATACTCGGTATTGCGCAACGCCTCTGCAAAACGTTCGTGCTTGTCCTGGCAAATAATGGCGCCAATGTTTTGGTCACTAATGTGGACATGCTTAATGTATGGAAAGTATTGAAGAAGCACGTCTTCTGGCCATTGACTCTCTAGCCATGCACTGTTTGTGTCGATCATTGTTGCTACGTGCGATAAAGAATACTCGGCAAGGCTTTGAACAATTTCTTCAACCGTGAAAAAGTATTCACCACCATATGGCTTAGCCACGGGCTCAATGCAAACAATACAATCAATGGCGGCAAGCGCATCGTTGTTTCTTGCAAGCGCGTCCATTAAATAACGCCTGTCATCTTTGCGCAACCCTGGACTGCCAAGTACCATTCTTTTCCATTCATATTTTTGCGCCATTGCTATTAACTTTGCCAAGCACAGATCAAAAGCCTGTTCATTCCAAAACGCATCAATGTCCATGCCGTAGAACAACGATTGAGCAGAATATTTTTGTAGACAGCCAGAAAAACGACTGTGCCTTTTAAAAGGCACTGCTTCTAATAGTTCAATGCCATCGGGAAGATGCAGCACGATTTCAGAATGGTCCTCGGCTTCCCAGCCAATCGCGCTAACTCCGAGCTTCATTGATAAATGCCTCCATCTCTTGCATCACTTCATCCTTGGAAAGCCAATAACCACTTTGCGTGGCCATGGTGCTGTAATCGTAAGAAATTCGATCCCCAGAAGCGATTTGCGCATTCGGAAAAAACTTGTCAATAATGTCCAAAGTTTCAATGGGAGGCGGAAACAGATTGATTACACCTTCGCCTTTTACCGATTGAATGTCTTGCCATAGGCGATTAAGTGGATACCACTGATAGGCCGAGTTGCCATTGATTTGCTCCACATTATTATCATTAAGTAAGTCAAATAAAATGTTCTTTTTAATGAGCGGATGAAAGACAGCGGGGAGCCGCACAATGCAAGTGTTAAAAGCAAGCGTGTTTTGGATAAGTGTTTCAAATAGAAGCCTGTTGGAGCCGTAACTTAATGGGCCAAAATGTGTCCAAAAGTCTTCACTTGCTCCGCAGTCAGTATGTTGATAAATATCAATGGTAGAAATAAGAATTACTTTTGTCGCCCAAACTGTCGTCAATACATCGACAATGGAAAGAATATTGTTTAAATCTTTTGCTGGGTCTTGATTAACTAGCCACTTCGTCGCGGGCAGACATGCAAGATACAGCTCGTCTACTTGCCCCGGCATATTGGCAATATTCGGCAGCTCGTGAATGTTGCTGGAATTAAAGGTGGCATCAAAGTTAGTAGATTGCTGCAAAACTCTGCCAATTAAACCAGTGTCTCCCACAAGGACTTTCATGGGCTTCAAGCTTTGCCTTACTATACTGGCACAGCTTGTGGTTGCTGCCTAAAGTATTTAACCGTGCATTTGCACCGTGCGCCACATGCACAACGCACACCAGGCATAGGAACGCTACCAATAGGGACCATGCCACGCGCTGCATAACCAATGCAATCTTGGCAATGCACTGCTTGATCATCTAGCACTCTCCGCATCATCGAAAAGCCTCGCTGTTGCTCCTTCATTTCAGTGCCTTGCCAATACGAACCACGAGCGCTTTGTGCATACAAGCCAATACGCGCCATTGCCATTGGTGCTGAAATGCGACCATCAATTAAATCACGAGCAAAGCCTTGTAGGTAGGTGTATTCAGAACGCAGACGTTGACCGATACGGCCATATTCACTACGTCCCATTTCGGCTTTACCGCCATAGCCAATAGTGGCAACTTGTATATGAGCGATTTTAATTGCCTCACGGACACTGCCTTGCCATTGCTCCAAGGTTATAGAACCATTGACGAGCTTTTCTGTGAAGCTTTTTAGCTGTTGCTCAAGTTTACTAATGCGACCATCGACAATAGCACCAACTGCTTTTTTGCTTAAGAATTGCCCCTTTTCGTTTCTATAACGTCCAACTTTGCGGTCGTAAGACCACTCAGCGTCCATCCTGGTGGACATTATGGCATTACTGAAAGCAGCTAAATCATTCAACATTATCAGCTTCCAGCAATTCTTTAAATTTAACTGGTGCTTCTTCTTTCCATTGCTGCATTGCCTTTTCAATATCTTCATCCGAGATGAAAGCTGCCTCATCAATATCAGCCAACATCACTCCTTCAGCTTTTACTGGAGTGATTGCATCTTCTTTAGTTGCTAGAAATTCTTTATGCTTTTCGAGGAATATTGAATGCGTAGAACACGGCATAAATATCGGACCATCTTCGCCTTCTTCTTGATGAAAGCCATTGCAACCAATTTTCTTTGCTGTTGCTAAAGCTTCTTCTTTAGTGGCATATGAATGTGCGGCTGGATCTTTGGCATCCACTTTGCTGCTAACCATTTTCGCCGGTCCTTTGCGATCAGGATCGGGGTCAGCTTTACGCTTACGGGCGACAATTGTTTGACGCTCTTCCTTTGATAAAGCTTGTGCTTTTGCTTTAGGGAGACATTTTGGCTTGCCTTCTTTTTCTTCGCGTCCACCACATGGTCCCATTATTTCACCATTAGCACCAATCCTTACCCAGCCTTCTTTAAACCATTGCCCAAGATCATCTTCATTGATTTCACCATCGTCACCTTTAAATGCACCGCTAGTAGAGCCATGCTTCTCCTTGTACATGCGTTTGTACTGTTGCACTACATAACCACTGGCATAAGCTGATGGCCATACTTTAAATTTCGCTTTTGCTGCTGCTACGGCACGGCTATGAAGAGCTGCATCAGTAAATTTAACATCACCACGCACTTCTTCTAAATCACCAGGAAGAAATAAGCCAGCAGCATCTTCCACTTCACGACTGCCATCCATCGGCAAGGTGCCATTCTCTTCATCTAATGGATCACGACCACCAACTGGAACTGCAGGCTTACCACTTTCCTGCTGACTTGCACCACTTCCCGGCTGGGCCGGAAGCTCACGAGGAAGCGATGGGTCGAGAGTGAGTTCCATTGACCATTCAGAGCCGCCATAACGAGCATCTGCCACTTCTTTTGGATGAAGCACCCCTAGTTGTATATAGCGACCATCAACAGCAGCTACACGCGCTCTAACATCAGCTTTTTCGCGTTCATTTAATTCAAATAGATCATTAAATTTAATCCGCCATGATTCAGGCAATCTGCCATTTGTTGGGCCTTCTTTACTCAGCATTAAAATTTTCATTAGATGCTGTAATGATCTCTTGTAATGCGTGGATTGGTAATCACCAAGATGTTTTGCAAAGTCACGTTCCTCACTGCGGCCAGTAGAACCAAGACCACCAGGGCTTTCGCCAAACAAAATTGTATGTGGTATTTGTGATGCTCCAATAATATCAATGC